ACTATGCCGGTTTTTAGCAATCACCCGTTTACTGTTTTCTCTCAGCAACTTGTCAGCTTACTTTACTATCAGTCATAAAGGGTTCGTCTGCTTTTTGCAGATATATCACAACTTGTACTCGGTGTGTATTATAAACCCACATTGTAAAAAACGTCAATTGACAATTCAATAAAAGTGCAATAATAATAATGAGTATGAGGTATTAGTCATACAAGGTCATAGACCTCGTTCCTTTTGGGGGCGTACATTTTTTTTCTAGTTTTTTGATGTACTGCCCCCTTTCTTTTTATTCGGTAAAAAATCTTAGTAGGTAGTACCTGAGGTATAGATATGATTGATATGAAACAGAAAAAGAAGGATATGCTTGTCGAGTTCCTTAAACTTGGAATGGACTTTGACAGTGCGTGTCTTGCAGCAGAAATTGACGATGATTTCAAAAAAGAATTACAGTACGACGATGCTTTCACCCACTTGGCAAATACTGCAATCGCAAAAAAGGAAGTAGAACTCTTGCAGAAACTTGAAGCGATTGGTGAAGCCAATGCACAACGCGGTGAGTCTAAGCAGATTGAACGCCAGCTCGAACTTCTTAATCCCGAACGCTACAGTAAGGTTACTAAACTTTCTCACAGTATGAACGGTAGCGGTTCAAGCGGTGGTAAGATTACCGTATCTTTTGAAGGTGACGACAAGGAAGAATAATGCTTAAGACCGCAGTAGATACAAACATAAATCTTAAAGTTGCAAACGTATACAAACCTTTGTGGAAGAACGCTAAGCGAAGAAACTACATCTATGGCGGCCGCGGAAGTGGTAAGTCTCACGATGTAGCAGAGTATTGTTTGTTTAGGGCCTATCAGTCAAAGATAAAGGTATTGTGTACGCGTGAGTTACAGAACTCTATTGCGGACTCTGTATACAGTCTTTTGAAAAATAAGATTACAGATATGCACCTTGATTTTTTCTTCACTGTGTATAAAGACAGAATTGTCGGCAACAACGGAAGTGAGTTTATTTTCAAAGGTATTCATAACAATGTTTCCGAGATCAAGTCGATGGAAAATATATCTATCGCTTGGTTGGAAGAGAGTCAGAGCCTTAGTCGAGAGAGTATAGACGTTATTGTTCCTACTATCCGCGCCCCAGGTTCTATTCTTATTTTCACATTCAACCCTTACAAAGACAACGACCCAATCTACATGGAAATGAAAAACGCTACCGAGGATGATTTGGTTATTAAAGCCAATTACTCGGACAATCCTTGGTTTCCCGAAGAACTCAGATTGGAAATGGAAAGGGATAAGAAGAACGATTATCAGAAGTATCTGTGGGTTTGGGAAGGCGAATGTCTTGGACTTTCAGACGCTCAGATATTCCGCGGAAAATATGTTGTTGAAAACTTTGAAACACCGAAAAACGCAGACTTTCATTTTGGTGCAGACTGGGGATTTGCAAATGACCCTACTACACTTGTGCGTAGTTTTATTGTCGGTAACGATTTGTATATTGATATGTGCGCGGGAAAGGTTGGTTGTGACTTGGAAGATACACCTTCACTATTCAATGAAGTTCAAGGAAGTAGTATCTATCCGATTTATGCAGATAGCGCCCGCCCCGAAACTATCTCATTTATGCGTAGTAAGCACTACAATGTTATTGCTGCCGAAAAGTGGAATGGTAGCGTAGAAGATGGTATTCAGTATTTGAGAAGTTTCTCTTGTATTCATATTCACGAAAGGTGCAAGGCGGTTGCAGAAGAGTTTGACTTGTATCAGTATAAAGTGGACAGACAGACGGGAGAAGTATTGCGAATACCCGTTGATAAGTTCAACCACTACATAGACGCTATCCGCTATTCTCTGACAGTTCCAATGCGTTCTGCAAACAACGGAAAGGTTTATGATAACTTTAGGGTAGAAAATATCTGTAAAGACGAAAGGGCAAGTGGTGATGTTTACCTTGGAACGTTTGCACTTCCGGGAAGAATACTTTGGGTATCGGCTTGTGTAATAAGCGGTGAGATAAAGATACTTGACGCCTTCTCTCAGTCAGTGATAGATTTTAAGGCAGTAAAAGATAAATATCCTGATTGCAATTTGATATGGATGCCTTATACTACTCTTAAGGATATTCAGCAGAATTACGTGGATGATTGTGTAGATAACGACATTGAACCCGCAGTGCCAGGTATATTGCCCGCAGAAGGTGAAGGCACAAAGTTGGTAAATGACTTGTTTGATAGACATTCATTATCTATAATGGAAAGTGCGTGGACACTTATATCTTGTTTGAATGAGCGTGTATTCCTTGCAGACGGTAAGATAGAGCGTTCAAGCAAAGAACAAGAAAATACTCGATTTTGCAGAACCTTCGAGTATCTTGTTTGGAGAATAATGGGGCGGTTACAAAATGAGTAATAAGTTTGCAGTTTTGGCGGACAGATGTAAAGACGAGAACTTCAAAAGGATCTACGAGATTACTGCGTCTAAGACACAAGGAAAGACAACTTTTGAAGATGGCACACCTACAGAGCCAATGTCATTCACTGACGAAGAAGTTGAAGAAATCAAAAATAAACAGTTTGATACAGTAAAGACAAATTACGCAAAAGACGGTGGTTATAAGACTTTGGAAGATTTGAGAAAGTCAGTAACCATTGATACAAACGAAGCATTTAAGCAGATACAGAAAGACGGATTTTACAATCCTGGAAGTAAGATAGGCACAGCAGAGGATGTAGGCAATTGGAATATGCCTTATGAACCTTTACTTTTAGGGCCTTATGACGCAAGTGCTATGTATTCAAGCGGTGGACTTACACAGATTATCATTGATAAGAAATCAAGAGGAATGACAATCAGTGGTTACGAGTTCACTTCCGGAAAGATGGATAGTACAGAACTTATCGAATTGCGTGACTATGCAGAAAGTCTTGGCTTTTCAAGTTTCATTTCTCAGGCAGTTCGTGACGGACTTCTTTTTGGTGGTTCAGTTTTATACCCTATTTTCAAGGGCGACAATCCGCTTACAACACAAATGAACCTTAAGCAGCTTAAATCTGCTAAGATTTTGAAGAAAGACTGTATTGATTATTTTGCAGAGGCAGACCGTTGGAACGTAACTACAGTTCCTAACTACGACCTTTCCGCAAGAGATTATATGGCGCCAACCACATTCTTAGTTCCTATTTCGGGAATTGAAGTAAACTCGCAGAGAGCAAGTTATGTAAAACCGCGCCCACTTCCATATTGGAGTGCAATCCGTCAGTTAGGTTGGGGTGCAAGTGATATTACCGCTTGGGCGAAGTCATTACTCGGTTATGAGATTATGGCTATGAGTTTGCCGATTATGTGTCAGCAGATGTCTTTGCTCGTACACGAATTGCCTTTGGATGGTATTATTGCACAGAACGGACCGAAGGCCGCAAAAGCGTGGGTAAAAGAAAACGAAGAACAGATGCGTAAGTGGTCTATGCTCAACCCGGTAGCAATTAACTCTTACGGACAGATAAGTGTAGTAAACAGAAACTACAGTGGATTTGACAGTCTTATTGATGCGGTAAGAAAAGACGTTGCTGCAAAGAGTGGACTTCCTGAAAGCGTTTTGTTTTATACTGCACAAAAAGGTATTTTCAATAAGGGTGAAGATGATGTATTCTTAAAGCAGAGTGAAACAATTAAACTCATTCAGCAGATTGTTGCCATTCAGCTTAAGAACCTTCTGCCAATTCTTGCGGTATCTTATTTTGGAAAAACAGATAAAGCAAGTATGGATGCTTACAACAGTATCAGATTGAGTTTCGATACACCGGTTGTATCAAACCCACAGAAGAAAGCAGACGTTGCTCTTAAGATGGCTCAGGCAATTCAGTTGCTCAATGTTACCGGATTTGACCGAAGTGAAGCGGTATCTATCGTATCTAAGGTTATCGGTGAAGTTGAAATGCCAAGCGATATGTCTAGCATTTTTGCACAGTCGTCTAACGACCCACAAGAAAAGGAAAAGTTAGAGAATGAAAAACAAGTAGGAACAAATGAACCGAAGAACACAACGGGCGTTCCTACAGACAAAGAGACGGGTAAAACAGTATGAAAAAGCATAACGCATGTATAGCAAGAAGTGGTATTCAGTATTATCT